GGATGAGCTGGTTTTGGGACAACAATATCCCCATATGGTTCAAAATTCAATGAACAAAATTGAGTGTCTAATAGCTTTACAAAATTTTCCGAAGTAAATTTGGTTCCCCAATCCATTTTTTGAAAAATGGAATTGATATTTTTTGGGTTATACCATTCTTTTACTTCATCTGACACTGTTATCAATGAATCATCACCCGCGAACGCTGCCCGAACGTTTGCTGCCCACCAAGTATAGGATGCCAATTCGTCTTTTGGTGCTAACATACACCATGCGTACATCCATCGGAACTCATTTATCATGCCATTATCAGTAATTGTGTTAGTTTGTCCTGATGGCTGACCTGTGCTTTTCATAAGTATAGTTCCGTCTTCCATTATAGTTATAGTGAAAACTATATGGGTATAGTAAGCACGAACTAATGATATGAGAGAAGGTGTCCGACGGGAATATAATCCCAATCTTAAATTCATCACCATATTAATACACCTCTGATCGACAGATTTGTCGAATCCTGAAAAATCACATTCCATTGCGTTAGGCAACTCATTCAAACGATTAAACAAAGCATTCCATCCCTGATGGTACTTTGACAACCCTACTATAGACGACAGCTTTTGCTCCCGGCCGCATTGATAAATTGTTTCATTCATGCTGCCAAAGAGATAATTTCCCTTTGCTGTCATTTCCATGGGTAGAGCCATTATCGTTCTCAAGTCATCACTCTCTATTTTCAGGAGTTTTTTTTGGGCTCTCTCTTTACAGTATTGCTTGCCACTGTCATTTGGTAGTCAGGTTGTCGAACAAAACGATCTATGTACGATTCGACATCGTGGGATTTTTTAACTTCACCTTTATTATGGTAAACTAAACCCCAAGGAAATCCTGCTGATGTGGTATTATCATACCAATCCTTGTAACACGTTAAAAGCTTTGCTCGTGTTACCACCGAATATGATGACATTAACATAGTGGCTGCATGAGAAAAATTATTATGATCGTACAATGGCTCTTTTCGATCATATGCCATAAAGCTTTTTCTTCCCGCGTTTATTGAGCCTTTTGCTATGCCGTAAATTGATGCTGTAACATCTATCCCATTTCGAGACGCAAAAGTGAGAAATTCATAGTCAATTATCTCTT